CTTGAGCAAATGGCCTACCAGTGATGTAGACCTCCATCTCACCAGACTGAACAAAATCAGGCTCTACGCGATCTACACGAAGCCATACATTGTCGCCAAGAGGCGCTGGCTGCGATGGGCCACCAGCAACCCACCCAAGATCACTGGTCTCAAAATAGCTTCTGATGGCAAGTGCGGTCTGTCCGTTTACCTCATCCGTTCCAACCTCGTGCTGGTACAAGTTTATTAATCCGGCTACTGTGTAGAACGACAAAGTGCTTGTGGCAGTCGCCGTAGCGGCCAAAGAAATTTGCAAGCCTTGGGCATAGATAGCCGTCACAGGAACAGAGAACCCGGCACCAGTGCCGCCAATGGATGCAGCAGTAGCGCTCAACGTGTCGCTGACTAAGTATCCAGCCCCGCCAACAGTCAAGGTAACGGATGTGACCGATCCACCAGAGACAACGATGGTCGCCTTTGCGTTGGATCCAGTTCCACCAGTTAGGCTCACATTTGTGTAGGTGCCGTTGGTGTACAGCGAACCGCCAGTGATTGCGCCAAGCGTTTTTATATTGCTTGATGTAATGCCAAGCAGGGTTGTGCCAGAGGCTATCCCGGTGCCGCTGATTTCTTGACCAACAATTGCGGAGGCTTGGTAAGTGTCGCTGTATGCGTATAGACTTCCACTGGTAAGTTCGTAGTCAGCAGAAAACACAAACTCGCTTGTACTTGTAACCCAGCTTGCCTCAATTGGGAAGGCAAAAACTTGTGAGAAATATCCGGCGCTACGGTATGCGCCAGTTGATTGTCCTACGTCATACCAAGTGTTTTCCCGCACGTTGTAGACGATGGCATCGGTGCATTCTGTTGCGTCTCCACGAGGATAAAACCACCAAATCTCACCATAGCGAGGAACCTTTGTTGCCCATACTTTTTGACGCTGGTTGTAGTTCAGGTTATCAAAAAAGTAGTTCTGGTTCATGTTGTTTGGGATTTCCTTCACAACACCGTTGTACATCAGGAAGCGGTCAACACCGACCCAGTAGTACACGCCATCATATTCAATGGCGCACTGGCTGGACATGATGGAGGACTGGCTGCTGATGATGTCATAACGCCAAAATTGCGGTGGAGTTCCTGTGCCGCCTATGTAAGAAACACGGATCAGGCTGTCAACGCTCCAAAACAGGCCAGAAGGCGCGTTGGAGCCGCCCCTGACGGGTAAGCCTTGGACAATCTTTCCAGTCGCTACATTGGTCGCATTTGCGTCCGCAGACACCCAATCGTTAGTATTGCCTGCCGCGCAGTTTTGAATCAATCCGTTGTTTCCGTACACGAACACATAAGGGTGCAGGGACACAACCCCACCAGAGACGGCAATGTTGTTGTTGAATGTGACCGTCACAGTGCCATTGGCAGTAGCTGGCAACGACATAACAACAGAAGTTGTTGAAACTGAAACTACAGTAGTTCCAGCCTGAATTCCAGTGCCAGAAATAGACTGACCAGCACCAATTAGCGGGTTTACCGCCGCAAGGGTAATGGTGGCATTGGTGTTAATCGTGGTGGCGCTGTCGGTGAACACGCCAATCTGGCTCATCGTAGAGCCAGTAATGTCACCAATCAGCACTGGGGAGTTGATGGTGTTGGTCAAGTCATTAAGGTTTTGGCATGGCGCGGCCACCAAAGACTGAACCCCAGCGCCAGCAACGTCATAGAAGCCATCAAACTGCCACAAGTTGTTGGCCGAAGCCGTGAAGTTTGACAGTGTAAATTCTTGGAATCCAGAGCCAATGCCGTTGTTGTCGATGCCAAGGGATTGCAAGCCGTTGCTATATCCGCTGTAGACGTAATTAATGTTGTCTTGGGCATTTAGCCATATGCCACGCGATGGGCCGCTTAATTGGCTGGAAATTACCCTGTATCCACCAATCTTGCGAGGACGGCCACGCTGGAAGCGCACCCACTGCCCATCGGTGTAGAAATTTTTGTCAAAGACGGTGCCATCCCGCTGGATGCCGGGCTGGGTGTCAAGGGAAAAGACTTTTTTTCCCATCAGTATGTTCCGCCAGAAATGCCGCTAGTGAAGGTGCCAGCGCCAGCAATGGTAAGACCAGTGGCCTCCAAGTCAAAACGCTGTGTTCCAAGAATTGAGATGCCAAACTGCCCTGTGCCGGGCCTAAACACACCAGTCGATGTCTCAGACGCAAAGTTAAGCGTTGGGCCACCAGCCGACCCATTGTTCAATGACAAAGAGCTTGAGCCAGCAGAAACCGTGGCCGCATTGAGCAAGTTGATGGAGTCGCACAGCAAGATGGCTTGGGCATTGGCTGTCACCACCGCAGAAGATCCACCAGATGCTCCCGTGGTAAAGCTGACCGTATATCCCGGCCCGCCGCCATTGGTTTGATTGGTGATGTAGTACACCTGAATCGTCTGCGGCAAGATGATGGTCACGTTGCCAGTCAGGTTCCCGGTGTACTTTTGAATAGTGTTTGAAGCCTCAGCAGGCGTCAGCGTGTAGGTGCCAGACGTTACCGCCTTGGTAAGTTGACTGAAGTTGAACTGCGCGTTCTGCCCAAGGCCAACGGTGTAAAAGGCGGTGCCAGAGCAGCAAACAATGCAAGAGTCCGCTGGCTGCATAGCAAGCGATGCTGTGCCATTGATTTGGTCAATGCCAGAAGGCGTCACATTGAGCGTTCCAGTGCCGCCGTTTCGAAGCAGGAAGAACCAGTTGTCACCCAAAGTGGAGGCTAATGGCAACGTCAAAATGCCAGTTCCGCTTGTCCAAACATAAGACGATGCGCGATCAGACGCCTGCGCGGTGTAGCTGGTATTAAAGGTTTCTACAGGGTGAGCGGTGTTTAGTGTGGTGCTTATAGCAAGCAAGCCGTACCCTGCCAACGTCACAGCATCCGTGTTCGATGAACCAATACCAAAGGCAATGATTCCCCAAGTTCCGTATGCGGTAGGGTTGGCCGTAATGTAGATGTACTGCGCCTCTCCAGCGGCCACCGTGACGATGGTGTTTGCGCCAGAGTAGTCCTTGACCGTGATGGGAACGCCGCCAGTGTTGCGAATCAAAGAGTCAGTTCCGACAGAGGTTTGGTCTGCCGGAGGCATTAGCAGGTAATACGAGGACGACGAGGACGAAATCTCCATGATCCGCGCAGCGTAGTTGTCGGTAGGATTACCGTTGACAGGCCACGACAACTGGACTGTGCCAGTCAGGGTTATCGAACGATAGGATACGTCCGTTGGCTGTATTACATCGCCTGTGAAGGGGCTTACAAAGCTCATGTGTCCCTCACAATCGCTTGGCGATCAGCTACGCGCAAAACATTTTCATTTTGCAGCACGGCAATAATCTTGTCGTACTGGCCTTGCCACATAGGGATGCGCTCGTCGTTCTTTAGGAAGGGCATTGCTTGCAGCAGGGAACCATACAAAAGCGCCTGCGGGGCATACTGCGTAAACCAGTTGGTTTGGTTGGACGAGTCAAGAGGCTGATTTCGTTCGTAGTACAAGACTTCGTAACTGTACGCAGCCGCTGGAGTCGGGGCTACTAGCCAATGCTCGTAGTCGTAATCGCAGAAGAACAGCGGAACGTCCGTTGAACTGGCGTTGGGCCAATATTCACGCAGGTACTCGTAGGTACGCAGGAAAATGGGCTGGCGATTGCCTGCTACTGTCACATTCATGGATACCGTCTTGCGCCAGCGGGCTGGCTTTGAAATTGTGGCCTCGCCCAGAACCATGTTGCTTTCCACGACCACCAAGTTGCCAAGAAATTTAATTTCAGAGGCAATGATCTGCTCCGCCAGCATAATAAACTGGGGAATCTTTTCGAGAGTGGCTGTGTCCGTGCGCTCTAAGTAAGACTGGATGTCTTCTACAAGGGAGTCATACGTCATTACCGAAGCGGTCGTCATACATTCCTCTCAATTTTTACGCCAGCATTGAAGAAGCCGCCGTCTGAACATGGGCAACTCTGGTTAGCCAGCCCTTTAGAAACTTCTGCTGGGTTGGGTTCTTCTCAGCTAGGCTATTGTAAAACGCTTCTTTCTGCCGCGCAAACTTTTGCAACAGTTCTGCGGGGGGTGTTTTGGCTACCAAAGCCATTGTTCCGGGGCCAATAGCGCCATCAGCAACGGCCCCAGCGGCTTGCTGGAGGAACTTGGCAGCGCGTCCGGGGCCAGCATTCACTGCAAAATCAAAGACGGCGTAATCCACCCCTTGCGGTAGGTCATCGCCACGAACTTTGTCCCAGTACATCTTTTTGTAGAACGGCTTTACGTCAGAGCGGGTCAAGGCTTTCATTTCGCCCGGCTTAATTGGCCTACCCAGATAAGCACCCCAAGCTCCAATGGTGACGCCAAGGTTAGTTTCACCTCCAGAATCATCCTTGTCCCAGACATACCCACCCTCGGACTGAATAATCCGGTCAAAGGAGATATCAAAATTTGAGTTCATTTGGCCTCATCCGTTTCACCGTGGGATAGTTTTACACCAGCCAGCAGCCCAATGAAGCCACCAACAATGGTCTGGAATGCGGGTGATATGAGTTTGAAGATTTCTGCGTTGTCCACAAGGGGATCAAACAAACCCGCCATCAGCACAGCCACCATACCGATGATGACCACGCACAAAGTGAAGCTGACCATCAGGGTCACGAGAAAGGTAAGTTTTGCTTTCATTTTGCCGCCTTATCTTGCAGCTTCTCAACAGTGCGTAGGCTACCAAGCCCTAGCATACCAAGGAGCAGAGGCATCATGGTTCCGGTATCCATCTGCGGAAACTTGACGGGGTGTCCAGCAAGCGCAGCGCCCCACTCAGCTAACGGGCCAATAACGAATTGGACAGCAAACCCCGCGCCGCATATCCACCCAATACTAGGTCGCCAGCCACTAACGAACAAAGAAGAGCTTGCCGCTTCTACTTTGTTAATGTCCATCTGCCCCGTAATCTGGGCCAACTCACCGTTTTGTTGCAGCTTGAGCAACTCCAGCTTGGCAGCAGCCTGTTGCGCGGGGTCAGGCAGAACTCGGTCTAGGACTTT